GACCGCGAGCCATTAAACCTTTAGTAGCTGCACCTGTGCCACGGATTTTGATGCCAGACGTCTTTGGCTCACCGCCAGAAGATTTGTTAATGTTGCCCACAGTCATCTCAACTGTATCAGCACGGCTTAAGTTCTTACCAGATCCGGGATTCTCTTTAGGAGCGACTTTCTCACCCTTCATAGTGTGCGGAGGAGCGTAGACCTTGGCATCGCCAACTTCTTTACCCATCATCATTTTGCTGTATTTAGCCATGTTAGCCTCGCTTTTGGTTATTTGCGCGAGCCATATTGCGGCCTACTGCCCGCATAGCTTGGCCAGTTACGCCAGCAGATTTCTTGCCGCCTTTTGTTTCTTTTGCAGAAGAGCCGCTGTTAGGAAAGATTTGAACATCAGTCTTACCTTTTTTAGCAACTCCGTCTGCTGATTTTGTATATGCCATGATTAACTCCTTAAGATATGGTTACTGTACCAACAAATGTCGTTCCAACCAAGTAGTTGGGCGTTAAATTTGCATCAAAACTACTAGATCCGCCAACCGGATTCCAACCCCACTGGATGTCCCGTGAACCACCTGTCAGATTACCTGCCGCATTCAAACCCGCCGTCACATACGTTGTGTCTGGCCGTGGCTGATATAAAGCCTGCGGATCATTAACAGGATACATTCCCAACTGCAACTGCGGCTGATCTGGATCCCAGCAAGCATCACAAACCTTGAGCTGATAAAGCTTAGTCTTGATGACCTCCATCTTTAACTGCTTTAACTTGTATCGCTGGCCACACCGATCACATTCGGCAATAGCATATTTACCGGATGCAAACGGTGTTGTCATTAACTACCACCACCAATGTACGCTATACGAGGCACCAACCTCAATGTAGCCTTCTCGCGATCTTCTTGAGCCGCTAAAGCATACTGTTCGTCATAGACTCTTTTGAGCATATCCAGACGGCCTTGTAACTCAGGCACTTTCATGGCTATGTAGTAGGCCAACCCAGCTGCTACACATGGTAGGAAGCGAAAATTCATATCAGATGTCTGTATGCCCGAGCCGGCGTCTTGGATGCGGCGCATTCTGTAGTACACAAACTGATACTGCTGTGAGTTATCAGGTGTAGGCCATACAGTTACAGCCGGCAGCTGGGGCACAAACACCGCCGTGGCAGTTATATGCGTAGCCGCAGTTGTATTGTTCTGGCCACGGAATACACCGCCCAGCACATTACCACTGATATAGGTGTAGTAAATATCTTCAGTATCAACACGAATAAATCCAGAGCCAGCCAACCCCACAACTGTACTAAGCGTGATAGTTGTAGCCGTAGCTGTAATTGCACCACTAAGAGTGGCAGTAGTAGGATTAGTCTCACCAGAAAGACGTTGAATCCAAACTTGGATTGGCCTGCCTTGAACCAGTTTGTTAGGGATCGTTGCATAAGTAGAAACGCTGATGCGGGTAATACTCAAGTCTGCCTGAGTAGACGAGTTGTTAGCTTGGGTTCTGATCACATGATCTAGTAGGTCAATCGTATCTGTAGGCAAAGCATATGTGGCCAGTCCCGGAGTCAGAGTAATAGTCCCTGTCTCAATTGTCCACATATTGATGCCGCGATTAGCCCACTCAATAGTCATCAGGTTAAGAGAACGGCGAGCTGTGCGTAGGTCATAACCTGTACGCATCTCACGGCCAGCTCTCTCCCACGCCTCTTCAGCGAGCTCGGTGAACTCCATGTTAAAGGCTGTGGTTCCTGTAGTGGTCATCTAAATCCTGCCGTTTTCTTTGCAATAGTTTTTGGTTGAGCTACAAACTGTTTGCCAGATGCTTTGCCAGCACGTTTGGCTTTGGTTGTGGCCGCATATTCTTGAGGAGACAAAGACTTAATCGCCGCTTCAGGCAAATATCTCTCGCCCGTCTTGCTAGACGGCTTACCAGACTTAGTGCGCCATTTCTGGTCGCCCCAATCTTTGAGCGATTTTTGAGGGGCTTTCAATCTCTATATCCTCCACCAGCTTCTTTGTATTTTTTAGCTACAAGTTGAGCTTTACGAGCAGACCATTGACCCGCGCCAGTACCATGCGTTGCTGCGGCTTTTACTTGAGACACAATTCGCTTACGCAAATCTGGCTTTGTGTAGTTACCAGCAGCATTGACTTTACCGCCTTCAGCATATTGCGTAAAGTCAGTATTATCGCGGCGAGCTTTACGCTTTCCTTTTGGCATTTTACTGGGAGATATTGCACCCATACCACGGCTGGCCATCATTTTTTACCTGCCACTTTCTTTGCTGCTGAATCAACTGTTTCACCTTGGTTTACAAGATTAACAATTTTATTGAGTACTGATTCATCCAAGTCATCCAAGCCGTAGCGTTTGGCCGCCATTACAAACTCGTCACCATCAATAAAAGCAGCAGGAAGTTTTCCGCCACTAGCAAAACGTGACTTCCTCATACCGCTAGGCATTTTGGATTTTGCAATAGCACCCATCCCACGGCTTGCCATCATTTTGGATTACCTTTAGTTTTCTTGGCTAAAAACATCTTATCAACCATTTTTATCCGCTGGGGCTTGGTTGTAACTTTGTTAATAATAGCCAGCCGTTTGGGTTCGGTTGCACTATAAAACCCAGCCTTCTTTAAAGACTTAACTACTTTAGCAGCTGGTTTTACTGTTGCCATATCAGCACATCTTTCCGCGCGTTTTACCGCGTTGGGCAATACCATCAGCACGTTTTGAAGCCGAAGGAACAGAACCACCTTTGTTGTATTCCATGCGGTTAGATGGTTTTCCTGTTGGCCGTAGCGCTGGCCTCTGAGTACCTACGGGCTCTTTAGGGGGTAATGGGTCTGGACGCTTTGGCGTTGGCGGCAATGGCGGCGGGCGCTTTGGCGTTGGCGGTAATGGCGGCGGGCGCTTTGGCTCAATTTCTTTTACTGGCACACCATATCTAAGTGACTGTTCTTTTAACTTGGCGGCATCTAAAGCACTACCAACGCCACCGCCAGACTGTGGCATTGGGCGAAAATCTATTGGGCGAAAATCTACTTCGCGTTCAGGCTTTGACCCATAAAACTTTTTATTAAATTCGTAAAGTGCAGCCATTTCTGCTGGGGTGGCATTTTTTTTGGGGGATGACATATTATTTCCTTAACAAATTTTTCCACGAGTTTTACCACGCTGGGCAATACCATCGCCACGGCTAGAAGCAGTGCCGCCAGAAGCCATCTTTTTAACTTTGCCGCCTTTTTTAAGACCTAAATTTTGCAAACTTCCAACTGGTGTTGAATTTCCCGAGGGGGCAAAACTACTGCCAGATGACCCACTAAGATCAAAAGCAGAAGTGGATGCAGGTTCATTACCGTACAACCCCGAGCTAATTTGACCAAGCGAATCACTAAGCTGATTTGCCGCTTCACTTATATAGTCAAGCCCACCCATCGCTCCACCAGCAGCATATTTTTTAACCATGATTTATCCTTTAGCAGGTTTTACGGTTGCCATATCAGCACATTTTTCCGCGCGTTTTACCGCGCTGGGCAATACCATCGCCACGACTTGATGCTGAAACTTTGCCACCTGAAGCCATATTTTTAGATTTTTCTTTTTGTTCTTGAGCTTTTCGTTGTGCTGGCGTTTTAAAATTCTTAAAGTAATTGCTTATTGATGAACCAATATCAGAGTCACGAATACGCTCGTTAGCAGAACGTGTATCAGTTGAGCCACTACCACTTCTAGCGTTAGCAAGATTTGTTTCAACGCTTCGTTTCATGCGTTCATTTGCAGACAGTTTAGATACGTCAGCCGGCATCTCAGCAGATTTACCACCACCGGGTTTGCCTGAAGGCATTTCAGCAGACTTGCCACGGCTAATCATGCGAGCCACATCACTACCAGTATCACGAGCTTCTGACTTAGGTGCTTTGGATTTGTCTTTTGGAGTAGCCTTTACAGTTCTACTAGAGCCTGCTTCACCAAATTGACCAGCTTCTTCTGCTACACTAGCATCACCCATTTCTTTGGGTGCAGGCTTAGACATTAATTCATCAATATAACGGTTATTAGCTTCTTCCATGGCGTCAACTTCGCCGCCGTCTCGGTAACGTCTTTTCATAATTTACTCCTTAACAAGCGCCGCCGCGC